GCTAGTATTTATTTCCATAAAAAAAGAGCCCCCGAAGGGACTCTTGAAAAATGAGGAGCATGGCTCACATAAGGTTCTTAATACGAACTCTTCTGTAATACATGTTCTTGGAAGCGGTGAGGCTTTCGGCATCAGGGATAGGAACGCCAGAACCATCAACACCATTGAATACAAATGGGTTAGCAACCATGCCGTAACGAGTCTTGAAGCCAATTTTAGGCTGGAAGGTGTTAGGGTCAATGCTACGTAGCATTTGAAGGGGAACGTAAGGGCAATAGAAGAGACCAGCATCATAAGGATTGGTTCCCTTATAACCCATGACGTAATAATGATCGTTAGAAACGTTAGCCGAATAAGGATCAACAAAGACCTTAATACGACCATTGATTGTACCAACCATGAGATTAGCGGTGTCATCAACCTGACCGATGGAAGGACCACCAGCGCCGGTTAGACCAGAGCTATAGTCAAGAACACCAGCAAGAGCAAGAGCTGAAGCAACGTCAGCAGAGCAAAGAAGGAAGTTACCCTTTCCTCTACGTGTTTCTTGAGCAATAGCGTTAGCGTCACGCTCTACTTGGAATAGAAGTCCTTTGAACTTCTCAACTGACCAACGACCGTTGGAGTCAACGTCAAGGTCAAATACGCCAGCGGTAGCAACGTTGTTCTGAGCACCAGGCTTAGCGATGGTGTATACAGTACGAACGACTTCACGGTTGATCTCAGCAAGAATTTCGCTTGAGAGAATATTAGCTAGCTCTTGCTCGGCATCAAGACCGTGAACAGCCTTGAGGTCCTGAGCTAGCTCTAGAGTATACTCTGAACGTAGGGCTCTGGTTCTAGCTGTAACAGCACTCTTCTCAATGCTGAAGCTCATTTCGTTGAATAGGGTTGAACCTGATCCAAGAACTTCGGCAGTTTGACGCTCAATACCACGAAGACCACGCTCGTAAGTACCAGCTCCGCCGCCGTCATCGTTAAGAAGACCGGGGTTTGAAGCAGCATAAGCAGGATCGTTAGCAACACCGATAGGTACTACAGGATCGTTATAAGCAGCAGGTCCCTGAGTGTTAGCCGAGAAGTTTACATCAGGCTCGTTGAAGAGGGCTTCACGACCTTGACGTAGACCTTGTGCTCCAGTGTGTTGATAGTGAGCTTTCATAGCGAAGATAAGTCCAGTAGGACCGCTCATTGGCTGAACGCCACAGATATCATAAGCTACGAGGTTAGGCATAGCACGACGAACTAGGCTGATCATAACTGGATCGAAACCAGCAAGACCACCAGTTTTGGTGTCTAGACCTGAACCGGAAAGAGCATTACCACCGATAGCACCAATGGTGTTGGGGCCTTCGGTAAGCATACGGTCTTCACGTAATGCTTTTTCTTGGTTTTCGAGAATTACAGCGGTGACATCCCTTCTGTGCTTGTCCGTAATAGCGGGAGCTTCGGAAGCGTTAAGAACAGGTGCCCACTTCTCTGTGAGATGTGATGCGTTAAACATTTACTTGACCTCTTTGAACGTTGTTATTTGGTGTATTAATATTTATTATATAAATTATTTCCAGCGGCTGAGGGCGTTTAGATATTGCTCCATAATTGGAGAAACATCATGGCCTTCAACTGGAGTCTCATCACTTACTTCAGTTCTAGATACTGATTCTGGGAAGTATGATTTACGAAGAGTTTTTACAGCACAAGCAAATTGCTCGCCGGTTTCAAAAGTTACACCCTCAGATAATGAAGCAAGTCTTTCTTTTTGAGTATCAGCAAGTCCTTCCGAAACTTGGTTTAGGATTACAACTTTGTTTGACTCAGAAAGGCGATTATTTAATTCCACGTTACGCTCAATTTGTTCGTTGAGGCGCTCTTCCATCTCACAAATAGTGTCCGCCATTTCCTGAACAACATCAGACTTGTCTTCAGGAATATTGATCCAATGCTCTTTACAGAGATTCATTAGGCCAGCAATGAAATCTTCAGTGATCTCATTTCTGATACCACGATCAATAGCAACTTGATTTTCTTCAATCCATTGACCGATACCATACTTGACTGTGCCATGAACTTCTTCCGAAAGTTCAGCTTTGACAACTTCAACTTGCTCAACAAGTCTAGCTTCAAAATGCTCTTCAAGTTTGGCATACTCTTCATGAAGCTTGGATTTAACAGCGGCTTCAAAAATTGTTTTTGCTTTTGTTTTGTAATCTTCGGATAGCTCTTCCCCTTCGGTTAGAGCAGCTACATCAGAAGATAGATCAAGCTCTTCAAAAGAAGGCTTGATTGGATAAGTTACGTTAGGACCAGTTGTAGTACCGTAAGCAACTTGAGTTCCTACCGAAGGAGTTGAAGCCATATCTCCAGGGCTCTTTTGGTGGGCTTGTTGTGGATCACCCGAAATTTGAGAAATTGGAGCAGCAGCCTTAGCACCAGGATTCTCTTCGCCATCCTCATCGTGTGAGTGTGGCGTAGTTGTGGTTCCACCTAAATCAGTGGCAGGCTTTTGACCAATAGCAACTGATGGTGAAACTGAAGGAGTTGGATCGTTTCCACCAGCCTTAGCAGTTTGAACATCTGAAACTTGAGAAGGCTCCGTGCCGGTAGCAGGAATTACCGAAGCTGAAACGGTTGGCATTGGATCGCCCGCTTCACGGATAATTTGTTGCCCCTTTACAAGCTCCTCAAATCTTTCGTTTAATACATCTGACATTTGAGTTTCCTCGATTTCTTCTAACAATTATTCTAAGATTATTTATGATATTACAGATTTGAAAGGAAGTGCCCAAAAGCTTTGAGCTTCCTTTCTTCTAAATTTTTCCTATTGGACTCAGAAATATATCTGTGATATTTAGCAATTTGGTGTTCACGAAGAATTCCGTTCTCCCAAATCCATTCTTTTCCTTCCATAATTCCATCAACAAAAGCATCGGGAGCGGAAGGATCAGCGACAATATCAGCAGCAGTTGCTAGCATGAAATCATCACGAACATAATTTGTTCCATTTCTTTCTTCAAGTGAACCCATACCACGAGAAGATACGCCAAGCTTTACTCCTTCTTCAAGAAGTGACTTAGCAATATTACCCATTGGAGTTTCGAGGATTCTTGCTTTACCATAAAAGTCAGAACCCTGTGATCTAAGTTCTACGATACGATGAGATACTCTATCAAGATTTACTGAGGGGCCATCTGGGTGTCCAAGTTCTCCGAGAGCACGACCAGTTTTTACGTACTGTTCTGTGTACCTTTGAACTTCTCTATTGAGAATATTAAAAGGATACACTCTACCATTACGATTTTTAACTTCTGATTGAAGAAAAACTCCTTCAATGTAAAGATGTTTTTTACCAGCTGTTTCTTCTACGAGAACATTAATGTCCTCAATATTTTCTGTGATGAGTTTCATTCTTCTGTTTCTAGTTGTTCTAC